ATCTTCACCTTGGTCCGGCGATTCTCAGCGTGGGCAATCACCCGGTTTATTCGGGCAATCACGACTGTGACCACGGCGGACGAGGAGGTGTCCGTGCCGACGACCGGGTTCCTGCTGCCCACCGCTAGGACCGTCGACACCGGTTCCGGCACCTGGACCAATGACGTCAACGTCCTCGCCGACGACGGCGCCGAGGCCACGTTCTCGTTGACCAGCAAGAACACGTCCGGCCGGTGGCTGATCGGGCAGACGTTCGGGCTCGATGCGGCGATCCCGTCCGGGGCGACCATCGATCAGGTCAACATCCGTATGGAGTACCGGGTCAACTCGACCGGCGGCATCGCTAACCCGGAGCTTCAGGCGTTCGTGTCCGGCGGCGCGGTCGGGGCGACCCGCGCCGGCAGCCCGGCCGAGCCGACGACCCTGACAGAAAACACGTTCGACATTACCGCTGACCGGGCGTGGACGCGGGCCGACCTGCTTGACGGCACATTCGACCTGCGGTGCCGGGGCCGCAACGGCAACTCCACCACCGACCCGTCCTACCGGTGGGACTACATCGCCGTCGAGGTCGTCTATACCGCGGCCGGCACCGATTACACCCGTACCCCTGCAGACAACCTCGGTCTGACCGACGGCGGGCAGCAGTTCAACCGTCACCTCACCCGGACCGACGATCTCGGTCTCACTGACGCGGTCCAGGTCGACCTGGCGGTCGTCATTTCCCGACAGCCCGACGACACCCTCGGCCTGACCGACACCGTCGCGGTCGCCGTCGATTTCGTCCGGGCTGCCGTCGACGACCTCGGCCTCACCGATGCCCGCGCGCTGGACCAGACCGCCACCGTCACCGACTCTCTCGGCCTCACCGACGTAATCACCCCGGTGCTGACCGGGGGCACCGATCACACCCGGCAGCCCGACGACACCCTCGGCCTGACCGATGCCGTCGCCCCAGTGGTCGACTACGCCCGAACGTCGACCGACACGCTCGGGTTGACCGACAGCGTCAACGTGGAGACGACCGGAGCGGTCACCCGCCAGATCGACGACACCCTCGGCCTCACCGACGGCCCGATCAGCGTCAGCCTGGACGAGACCCTGACCGACACCTTGGGCCTCTCGGACACCGTCGACGTCCAGGCGGCCGGGGCCACCACCCGGCAGGTCAGCGATACCCTCGGCCTCACCGGCACCGTCGGTCTCACGCTCGGGCTCTCCCGTGCGGACAGCCTCGGTTTGACCGACACCGTCACCGTCGAGCTCGCCGCCGCCAGGACCGTCAGCGACACCCTGGGCCTGACCGATGCCACCGTCGTCGACGTCGGCATCACCCGAACCCCGACCGACACCCTCGGCCTGACCGACAGCAGGACCGTCGCCGTCACCTTCGTCAGGGACATTGCCGACGACCTCGGCCTGACCGACGCGGTCGTGTCGGCTGGGGCTTACCAGCGGACCGTCCTCGACTCGCTCGAGCTCACCGATGCCGTGCAGACCGGTGTAGCCATCCGGCAGATCGAGGACACGATCGGCTTGACCGACACCGTGCAGAGCGAGCTGATCGCGCTGTTCTCCATCGGTGCCGCACAGGCTTCGGTGGCCCCGCTCGGTACCGGGACGGCTTCGGTGGGCGCGCAGGGACGACGGGCGGACGTCGTCCCCGTCGGTAGTGGTGTGCCCAGCATCAGCGGTGGGTAGGACACAGGCCGTGAACTTCAGCGTGCTCACGGTTGTGGCGATCGTGCTGGCTGTCCTCTGGGCGGTCTGGGTGACCGTCTCGCTTCTCTGACGTTCGGCCCTAACCCTCCACCTGAGCTTTAGGCTATGCTGCGCCCGTGCCGGCGTGGCTGACTCGGTTTGCCCAGTCCATCGCTACGCCCAGTGTTCTTCAGGCGAGCGCATCCCCGAAGACAACTGACGCCAGGTTCAGTGTCACCGTCCCGGCCGAGATGCTGGAGGCGATGACCGGCGGTGGCTCGATCGCCGCCCGGGTTTCCCGCGCCGAGGCGCTTCAGGTACCGGCCGTGCTCCGGAGCAGGGACCTGATCGCCGGCACGCTCGGCTCGCTGCCGCACCACGTCCATGACCCGCAGCACCGCGAGGTTACCGAGACCTATCTGATGACCGGGAACATCGACCCGGACATCCCCAACTCGGTCGTGCTGGCACAGACCTACGAGGACCTGTTCTTCGAGGGCATCGCCTGGTGGCGGGTCATCAAGCGAGGTTGGCACGGATACCCGGTCGAGGCCAGGCACATTCCGGTGGCGGCGGTTCACGTCGCGGCGATCAACTGGGTCCCCTCGGAGGGCTGGATCAGCGAAGACTGGATGATCCCGGAGGACGGCCAGGTCTTCATCGACGGTATACCGGTCGACGACTCCGAGATCATCCGGTTCGATTCGCCCAAGCCGCCGTTCCTGCGCCATGCCGCGCGCGCGATCCGTACCGCTCTACTGCTGGACCAGGCCGCGTCCATGTACGTCAAGGAACCGTTGCCGCTGGGGTACTTCGCCCCCAGGGAGGGTGTCGATCCCGGTGAGGATGTCGACATCCAAAAGGTGCTCGACGACTGGGAGACCGCCCGGCAGACCCGGGCCTGGGGGTACGTCGGTGCCGCCTTGACCGCGAACACACTCCAGTGGTCGCCCGAGCAGCTTCAGATGCACGACGCGCGCCAGCACGCCGTCCTCGAGGTCGCTCGTGCGGCCGGCATTGACCCGGAGGACCTCGGCGTCTGGACGACCACCCGGACCTACCAGAACGCCACCGACCGGCGTCTGGACCTCGTCGACTTCACCCTGGCGCCGTTCACCGCGGCGGTCGAGGACCGGCTGTCGATGCGGGACGTCTTGCCTCGCGGGTACTCTTCGCACATCGACTTCACCGGTTTCACCAGGGCTGATTTCAAGGGCCGTATGGAGGGCTACAAGCTGGCACTGGAGATCGGCACCTACACCGTCGAGGAGATCCGGGCCGCCGAGGGTCGACCGATGGGTGCGACCCCGGAGACCACGGCAGTCGAGACGCCCAGTATGTCCAGGGAACGTCGGCTGCGGTCGGTGGGTGAGCGATGAGCGACTCGAGCAAGCCCTACGGCGACGTCACCTACGCCGATCCGGGCTACCAGTCCGACGGGGTGAAGCGGTACCCGATCGACACCGAGGCGCACTGCCGCGCGGCTTGGTCCTACATCAACCAGGCCAAGAACGCGGCCAAGTACTCGGCCGATGAGGTCGCCAAGATCAAGGCCAAGATCAAGGCGGCCGGCAAGAGGTACGGCATCGACTTCGAGGAGGGTTCGGAGCACGCCGCCGACCCGGTCGACGCCGCCACCGTGGTGAGGTTTGACAGTCCCGCCATGCAGGCTTCGTTCCGGGTGAACGTCCCGGAACGCACCATCACTGGGCTGGTCGTGCCGTGGGGTGACGTTGCCGTCAGTGCCGGTCGCAAGTACCGGTTCGAGCGCGGGTCGCTGCAGTGGGACGAGTCCCGGCGGGTGAAACTGCTCCGTGACCATGACGAGGATCAGTTCGTCGGTCGCTCGCTCCGTTTCGAGGATACCGTCGAGGGCCTCGTGGGCACGTTCAAGGTGCGTCGTGGGTCGGAGGGCGACCAGGCCCTGTGGGACGCCCAGGACGGTATCGTCGATGGCCTGTCGGTCGGTATCCGCTTCACGACCCCGCCTCGTCCGGATCCGATGGACGGATCGGTCAACTTTATCCGAGCCGCGGAGCCGGCTGACATGACCGAGACTTCTCTCGTCCCTGAACCAGCGTTCAACTCGGCTCGCGTCCGCGATGTCGCTGCATCACAGAAAGGAATCCCCTCCATGTCCACCACTACGGTCGACGACAAGCCGGACGCGCAGAAGGTCGAGTTCGAGCTGGACACCTTCCTCACGCAGTTCGCGGAGCAGACGACCAAGGCGCACACCGATCTGGTCACGTCGCTGACGGAGTCGATCGGCGAGTCTTTCGCGGCCGGCATCAAGACCGCGCTCGAGGGCGTCTCCGATCCGCAGGACCAGGGGCCGCAGCGGGTTCGTGCCGCGCGGTTCCAGGTGGTCCGGGAACCTCCGGTCTACTCGCTGAACATGGCGCACCCCGGCCCGTCGCTGGTCCGTGACGCCTACTACTCGGCGACCACGCAGGACCAGGAGGCGAAGGAACGGCTGCGCAAGTACCGCCAGCAGACCGAGGAGGTCGCCAAGCTCGCGCAGCTGAGGCTCTCGGCGCAGATCCTGTCCGCGAGCTTCGCCACCGCGACTACGGTGACCGACCCTGAGGTCATCCCGCCGGGCTACCGGCCGGACCTCTACGTGCCGCAACTGGCCCAGGAGCGCCCACTGGTGTCCTCGGCCTCGCACGGCACGATCGGCAACGCGACCCCGTTCGTGGTGCCGGTCTTCACCTCGATCACGACCGGTTCGGCCGACCACGTGGAGGGCACGAACCCCACCGACGGCACGCTGGCGTTCTCGTCCAAGACAGTCAGCCCGTTGGGGATCTCCGGTCTGCTCAAGCTGACCCGCGAGATCGTCGACTCGTCCAACCCCGCCATCGACCAGATCGCTCTCCAGGCGATGCGGGAGGCGTACTCGCAGCAGACCGAGACCAAGGTCTACACGTTGCTCAACGGCACGTCCGGTGCCGGCGGGGTCATCACCGGCGACTTCGTGCCCTCGGGGGCTCAGGCTGTCACCGTCGCCGGCGGCACCGACCAGCAGACCCTGGTCAAGATGCTCCGGGAGCGGTTGGCCAAGTACCCGTTCAACCGCTTCGCCTCCCCGAGCCGGGGGCACCTCGGTCAGGGTGCCACGGTCCGACTCGCGACTGCGGTGGACACCACCCAGCGCCCGCTGTTCCCGTCGATCGGGGCGACCAACGCGGCCGGCGTCGGCAACTCGATGACGCAGGGCTGGAACATCGACGGTCTCGGCTTCGTCCCCACTTGGGCGATGACCGGTGTCGCGGCCGGTGACAGCCAGATCCTGTTCCTCAACTCCACCGACCTTTGGGTCTGGGAGTCGCCGCTGCTCTCGTTCCGCTACGAGGAGCGGTCGGGCCCGGCCCTGATCGAGCTGGCCATGTTCGGCTACTTCGGCGCTCACCTGCTCCGGCCGGTCGGACTGTCCGGCATCCGCATCACCTGATCCGACGAGGCACTCCCGACCGGGGCGCTCCTGCGTCCTTCGCCCCGGTCGGGGCAGGAGGAGAACATGGCAGTCATCGCGGTCGAGAACGCGAAGGACGGCATCGGCGGCGTCGCCTTCACCGCCGCCACGGGTGGGGGCGACACGATCGTTCCCGGCTCCGCGGCCGGCGGCTGGCGGACCGGCACGGTGCTGGTGGTCAAGAACGCGCACACCGCCACCCAGACCGTCACCGTGGCTGGTCATCCGCCGGTCGTCGCGGCGGCCAACGGCGGCATCGCCGTCATCCCGGTGCACGGCCTGGGCAAGGCGGCCAAGGCCGTCACCTACTCCGGTGTCACCGCGTTGACCGTCGGTGCGGTCAACCTCAACGGACTGGACTGACCCCATGGCCACGCGACGGAGCGAGTCCGATGTTCCCGACGTTCCCGAGGACGTTGTCGACGAGGCGCCCGAGCCGATGAGGCACCCTGCGGCGCCTGACTACGTCCTCAAGGACGGCCAGTGGGTGCTGGAGCCCCAGGTCGAGGCTGAGGCCGAGACCGAGAAGCCGGAGGAGTAGGTCATGGCTCTTGCCGTAGTCCAGCCGATGGTCGCTACCGGGCTCACGCCTGCCTACGCCCAGCCGCTCGCCTCGGAGAACATCATCGGCGCGCCGGGATTGTTCCTGCACGTCAAGAACGGCAACGCCTCCGCGTGCGTGGTCACCCTGGTCGACATCGGCCTCACCCCGGCCGGTTCCCCGGCCCTCAACCGGACGGTGTCCGTCCCGGCCACCACCGGGGACAAGATGATCCCGCTGGACTCGAACCTGATCCAGCCAGCCACCGGGTTCATCGTGGTCACCTTCTCGGTCCAGACCACCGTCACTGCTGCACTGATCCGGCACTAGGAGCGATGAGACATGGCAGAACTCAACGACCTGACGGTCGTGCGGCTGCGCGAGCTGGCCGAGGAGCATGACGTCGATCTGACCGGTCTGGTCCTGAAGGACGACATCGTCGATGCCTTGCGGGAGGGGGGCGTTCAGGCGCCCGACGACGAGCAGGACGAGGACGAGAGCGTCGAGGGCGAGGGACCGGACGGGGTCGTGCCCGACATCACCGAGGTCCCCGACCCGACCGTGGTCGAGTACGGGGCCGAGTCGGAGCCGAAGACCGGGAAGGCCGCGGAGCAGGCGGTCGAGGAGGCCGAGGCCAGTCAGGTTGCCGCGACCGAGGCCCAGGACGAAGCCTTCGCCGACGACCCGCCACGCCACGTTGCCGCCACGAAGGTGACCAACCTCCAGACACCGACCGGGATGGTGCAGCGGGTCGACGAGCTCGCGGAGGAGCAGCCCACGGAGTCCGGCTACGAGACCCGCTCGGTGGGGTCGGGGGGCTGAGTCCTGGGCTACGACGTCGGCGACGCGGTTGCGCTCGCCTACACGGTTCGCGATGACGAGGGAGAACTCGCCAACGCGGACACGATCGCGCTCACCGTCACCAAGCCCGACCTGACCACCACTACCCCCACCGTCGCGAACCCTCCGGCCGAGACCGGCCTGTACGAGGCCGACGGCGGTTACCTGTTCGCCGCGCGCGGCCGGCACCTGTTCCGCTGGGTGACCACGGTGCCCAACACTGCCGAGACGTTCGAGATCTACGTCCTGGGCGCCGGCAACCCGCTGCCCACCCTGACCGAGGTCAAGGACTACCTCAACTCGACCCAGGCCGGACTGTCCGCCCAGTACAGCGACGCGGTCATCACGGGCGCGATGGATGCCGAGATGGCCGCGCAGCGCAGGCGGTGCCGCATCCCGGTCGACTACCCTGCTGACCTCGCCGAGGCCCTCAAGCGCCGGGTGCACCGCAACCTGGCCATGCGCAACCTGCCCCTGGCGGTACTCCAGGGGGACGCCGAGATCGGTTCCCCGACCCTGTTGCCCGGCGAGGACCCGGAGGTCCGGCGCCTGGAGCGTCCGCTTCGTCACATGAGGGTGGGCTGATGGCTCCCGACGGGACGAACCAGACGGCGCTCACCCTGCGTGAGGTGTACTCGCTAGTCGACTCGGCCCGTAAGGAGGCCACTGCCGAGTTGCGAGCTGTCGATGCCAGTGTCGAGTCGACCCGCCGGGAGTTGCTCGCCGAGATCAAGAGCGTCGAGTCGGTCCTGAGTGCTGCCATCAATGGTCACGACACCGTGCACGCTGGCCACGATGCCCGTCACGACTACGAGCACGGTCGTCGCGTCCAGCTGGTCCTGTGGGCCGTTACCACGATCATGACCGGGCTCGGTGTGCTCGTTGCCTATTACATCGGTAGGGGGGCGTAGCGATGCCCTTCTCCGACACCCGCGTCCTGATCGCTACCGCGCTCGACACGGTGACCGGGGTGACCGGGCACAGCTACCGGCCGGCCAGCATTGCCTCCGGCTCCGCGTGGCCGCAACTGGTCGCCATCACCAGGGGGCCCGGGGACGCCTTCATGACCACCTGGCAGATCACGGTGGTTCTCGGTGCCGACGAGCGTGCCGCCGCCAACTTCATCGACGACCTGTGGCCCGAGCTCGTGGACGAGCTGGAGGACCTCCACGGGATCGTCTACGTCAACGAGGCGGCCCCGGCACCCATGCCGATCCAGGGTCAGAACATGCACGTCCTCCAGGTCATGGTCACAGCCGACTAGAAAGGAACCGCGATGCCTGCACCGGCTGGTGCGTTCGTGATGAAGAACCCTGTCTTCACCGTGGGCGGCACCTCGTACGCGAACCAGATCACGAAGGCACGGCTGGTGGCCGACACGCCGACCGTGTCCATCCGGACCCTCGTCCCCGACGGGGCTGTCACTGACGTCGACACGGCGGTGTGGACCCTCGAGCTGGCCGGCATCGCCGACTGGAAGAACGCCCAGGGCCTGGCCGACTACCTCAACGACAACAGTAACGCGCTCGTTGCCGTCGTCCTCCAGCCCAAGCCCGGCTCGGGGGAGAAGTCGGCAGCGTTCTCGATGTACGCGCACCCGGTCGATTTCGGTGGAGAGCAGGGCCAGTATGCCGTGTTCGACACCACCTTCGGCCTGTCCGGCGCTCCCGTCTTCAGCGACGCCGCCTGATGCGGGCCTTCGAGGATCGGCACCCGTCAACGGCCAGCATCGTTCGGTACTTCGAGTACGACCACTTGCCGCCACGCCTTCAGGAGATCAGCGGCCCGTGCGCGGACCTGGCCGAGTCGATGGTCATGAACTTGCCGGATGGTCCCGAGCTGACCACTGGTCTGCGGAAGCTGCTCGAAGCAAAGGACTGTTTCGTGAGGGCGGCGCTATAGATGTTCACCCTCACGATCAAGCCGGACGGCGGTGAGCCGTTCGAGGTCGAGGCCACCACGCGCGATGTCCTGGTCTGGGAGAAGACCGGCCAGAACCGGTCGATGTCCACCCTGGTCAATGACATGCACATCGCCGACGTGTATCAGGTGGCGCACATCGCGGCGCGACGGTTGCAGTTGTTCACAGGCAGCCTCAAGGACTTCGAGGAGACCTGTGACCTGGATATCCGCAAGATCCTTACCGACGGCGACGGGGAGGAGTCCGGGGGCGACGAGGGCCCTACCCGGTCGGGTCCCTGAGCCGGTCGGTGGTCAAGTTGGCGCTCGCGACCCACATCCCCCCGAGTGTCTGGCTGGCCGAGGACCCGAGGGCGATGGAGACCGCTTGGGTGCTGCTCGAGGAGGCGCACGAACAGGCTGAGGATGCGGCCAGGGACGCCAGGAGAAGGGCGGGGCACTGATGGCTACGCGGCGGGAGACGATCACCATTACCGTCCGCATGGACGGGGTGCGAGAGACTCTCGCTGCGTTCAACCGGCTCGACCGCGAGGCCAACGTCCAGCTGCGTAGGGAGACGAAGGCGATTGCGGAGGATCTGGCCCAGGCCCAGCGTCGCGCGGCCATCGCCGACGGTGCCCAGTCCGTGCTGATGGCCCCCACCGTCAAGGCCCGCATGGATCGGATCATCACTGTGGTGGCCGGTGGCGGCAAGCGGGTGGGTCGGTACAGGAAAGCGGCCGGCGCGCTGATCTTCGCTTCCGAGTTCGGCATGAACAGTAGATCCGGGTGGTACGCCGCGGCGCGGTTCGCCGGCTCGCTCGGGCGCCAGTACCACCCGCACACCGGCCGGGTCGGCTACTGGTTCTTCCCCACCTCGCGCCGCATGGAGGACGAGATGTACCGGCGCTGGTTCGCCGTCTGCGACCGGCTGCTGGCCCAGTGGGGAGCCGGGGGGTGAGTCGTGGCCGATGCTACTAGGACCATCCGGACCCGTCTGGACGGCGACGCCAGTGGGCTGAAGCGAGCCGCACGCGAGGGTGAGCGGGCGATCGACCGGTTCGGCCGCAACGCGGGCAAGTCGTTCACCAGCCGATGGCGGCAGTGGGTGACCGGCTCGGAGGGGGCGCCAACCCTCGGGGTCGTCTTCGGTTCCCTGTTCGGTTCCGGCATCCTGAAGGGGCTGGCCATCCCGCGGTTCGGCCCGATCATCGCCGGGGCTCTGTTGGGCATCATCGTGGCTATCGCGCCGGTCCTTGGCGGTGCCCTGGCGGCTGGACTGATAGCCGGAATGGGGGCCGGTCTCGCCGGGCTGGGGCTGGTCTTCGCCGCCCAGTTCCAGGTCGTCGAGACTGCCTGGAGTGAGCTCGCCGAGCACATGCGGGCGACCCTGTCCCAGATCTCCGGTCCCCTCTCCCCGGTGCTGGTCAACCTTGCGGAAATGCTCGGCACCCTGTTCGATCAGTTCGCGCCGGCCTTCCAGCAGGCGTTTCGTGATCTTGCTCCGGCGCTGGACGAGTTCTTCCAGCACCTTGTCACCGCCTTCGAGCGGCTTGAGCCGACCATCCAGCCGGTAGCAGATGCCTTTATTGCCATGCTTGGGGCACTTGGTCCGGAACTGCCCGGTCTGTTCGAGTCGATTGCGGGCAACATCATCGAGATCGCCGACACGGTCTCGGAGGACCCGGCCGCCTTCGCGCTGTTCTTCGAGCTGGCCCTGGGGGCGGCCAACGCGCTGCTGTCGATCATCTCCGTGCTGGCCACGGCGTGGAGCGGTCTCACCGAGGGCCTGAGTTCGGCCAACGCGACCTTCCTCGAGGCGCTGACCAACTTCGGTCAGCTCGGTGCCCTTATCGCCGAGGGGTTCCTCCGACTGGTCGCCAACATCGTCGACTCGATCTTGTTCGTCGCCGAGCAGGCCCTGGCCGCGCTGGCGCTCATCCCCGGTCCCACCCAGGAGGCGATGCAGAGCGCGCGGGACTCGGTCCATGGGCTTCGTGAGGACATGGCCGCCGACTTCGGTGGGATGATCGGTGACCTCGAGGGGTGGTCGGCCGCGCTGGAGAACCTGCCCACCGAGATCGCGCTGAAGGGCGACATCAGTGACCTGTCCGCGAAGCTGAGGGACGCCAAGGCTCGGTTGGCTCTCGTCCCGCCGGACAAGCAGGTCACGGTCCGGGGCGAGATCTCCGGGCTGACCCGGGCCCTGGAGATCGCGAAGATCCGACTCGCGCAGCTGCAAGGCAAGACCATCTACATCAACGTCATCACTCGGCAGCGTCTGGTCCTCCAGCCAACCAGCACCGCGGGTGGCCTGACCCGGTTCCAGCACGGGGGCACGCCTCCGCAACAGGGTCCGTTCGTTGTCGGGGAGGCCGGTGCGGAGATCCTGTCGTTGAACGGGGCGAGCGGGCACGTCACCCCGACTTCCGGTGGCGCAGGGCGCAACGATCTGGGGATGCAGCTCGAGCGGGCGGTCCGCAAGGCCATCGACGGCGCGACGCTCATCATCGACGAGCGCGGGCGTGGCCAGTTGGTTGCTCGGCAGTCCGATCTGTATGCGAGGGCCGGCTGATGACAACTTCGCTGAAGTTCGTCGACTCGATCGCTGCCAGCCCTGCCACCCGCCTCGACCTTGCCGACGTTACTACCTGGCGGGTTGTCCGGGACGGAACCAGTTTCCCGCCCCCACCGTTGCGTCGGGTCGTTGCCCAAACCCTGCTCCGCGACGGCGCCATCATTCCCTCCTCGGCATACGACCTACGTGACATCACCCTCGACCTGACGGTCGATGCGGTCACCGCGGACGCGACCGCTACCGCGCTGCAGAGCCTGTACCGCGAGCTTGACCGGCCGGGGGGGAACCTGCTCCGCTGGCAGCACGAGACCACTCATCCGGTGTTCTTCCGGACGTTTCGCGCGTCCGCAGCCGCCGTTGACGTGCGCCCCGGTGGCTCCGATGGCCGCAAGAAACGGGTCCTGGTGGATCTGCTCGCCGAGCCGTTCGCGCTGGGCCTGCGGGAAGACCCGGTGTCGTTGGTGACCGTGAGCACCAACCCCGCGGCCGGGTCGAACGGCTGCTTCGTCGACGTGACCGGGGTGAAGGGGGACGTGGAGGCGCCGGCGTTCATCCGGTGGCCGGACAGCGCCATCACCGCAGCCGGTCAGCAGTCCGTGTTCGCGGTCAGACGCCGCGGCACCCCGTCCGCTGCGCCGTTCCTGTTCCAGGCCGAGGCGGCGACCCAGGGCACCGACACCACCACCCAGGTCAACGACGCGAACTTCTCCGGATCGGGGAACAACTACTCCCGCACCACGTTCGCCACCACCACGACGATGGTGGCGCGGCTGACCGTGACCGACCTGGGCACGGCCAGCGTCGATCTCCGCGGCCGGTACCGGGTGTTCCTGCGGTACCGCAAGAACACCATCAACGACGGGATCAACCTCGAACTGCGGTGGGGGGACACCTCCGGGTTCGTTACCATCACCAACGACGCATTCGTCACCCCGAACACGACCAACATCACCACCGCCGACCTGGGTGAGGTCACCATCCCCGCCGGCGGCGACCCGGTGACCGACCCGTCCGGTACCGAGTTGTCGGTGTCGGACTCGTACAGGTTCCGGCTGATGGCCGAACGCACATCGGGGTCCGGGTCGATCGACTTCGACTTCCTGCTGTTCGTCCCGGCCGACGACCGGCTGGCCATAGTTCAGTGGCCGTCGTCGGCGCTCGCCGACCGTTGGCTGTTGGACGCCCGGGACAACTCCGTCCATGCCCGCGACTCCTCCGACCGGGTCGTCAGTGCGTGGATGCCGGCGGTG